GATTTAGTGAATGAGTTAATCATACGTATGGGCCATGATGATTACATCGGACAAAAATGGTATACGCTAGAGGATGGTACAAAATTATTCATCCATACTAGAAATGAGTATACAATCGATGTTCCAAAATTTAAGAAGGTGCGAGACAAACATAAATACCTTCCGATTCATCTGCAAGAAGTACACGAAGTAAGTGATTATGAACTGGCCGAACTAATGAAAACAGGAACGCTAGAACAAAAATCAATGTTTTCATCAATCGTGAGGATTAAAGCACTCAATCCTTACCTAAAAGTTGTGGAGCAAGAAAATGAGCTATGCGCCAAGTAAGCCAGTACCCCGAGCACCGATGATCACCATTGTAGGGGCTGCGGGTGTGGGTAAGTCGTCACTAGCGGCAATGTTTCCTAATGCCGTTTTTATCCAAGCTGAAAGCGGTGAGTCTGTTTTTGATTCATGGGAAGATGCAGATAAGCCCATGCTTTTGCCTGAGTTGCCAAAGTCTAAGCCAGATGCACCAGTAAGCACAAAGGCTGAAATCATGGCGCAGCTACGATGGCTTGCAACCGATAAGAATCACGGATTTAAAACGCTTGTAATCGATACCGTATCAGCGCTTCATATTCTTTTTGAACGCGAATTGTGCGACTCAGAAGGCGCGACAAACATAATCGAAGCCCACGGCGGATATGGCAAGGGATTGTTAGCTTTGCGAGACTGGCATAATGATGTGCGTAATGCCTGCGAATATCTAGCAAAGAAATGCGGAATTGCTGTTATTTTCTTATCCCACATTGGCATACAGAAGTTTAAACAAGGCCCATCCTCTGATGAATACTGCATTTATAACTTGGATTTGCCGCCTGCATGTTTGCCGGTATATGTAAACCTTGTCGATGCTGTTTTATTCCTGACGCAGGAGGAGTTTGTAGACGGTAATAAAACAGATAAGAAAGGCATCATTACTAAATACGGAAAGCTTATCCAAACTGGCGACCGTTATTTAGTAACAGAAAACGCCGGTAACGTAGGCTATGCAACCGCTAAAAATCGCTATGAATTAGACAGCCGCATCTTAGTACCACACGGCACAAACCCACTTTTAAACTCAATTAAATTCTTTTCAAAAGGTAATAAATAATGTCAAATTTCTGGAAAACATCAAACGGCCAAGCTGCAACTGGTGTAAATGAAACAACTGAATTTGCAACTATTCCAAAGGGTGATCGTAAAGGTTTAATCAGTAAGACAGAAATAAAAGACGGAGATTATGGTAAAAAGATCAGCCTGCAATTTACCATTACAGAAGGTGAATTTAAGAAACGCACTTTCTTTACAAATATCAATCTTTATTTGCCTGCTAACTACGCAACGTTAAAAGAAGATGACAAACAAAAAGCGATTGCCAAGCAAGACAAGGCAATTAATTTGATGGTTGGCTTGTTTAATGCTGTGGGTGTTGCATTGCCACAATGTAATCCAGAAGATATTAAGGCCATTGATCTAGCCCGCCTGTGCAATAAGCCAGTCATCATTGATATGCATCCATTCATGCCGAAGCCAGAAGCAGGCGGCGAACAGAAAGGCCCGTTCTACTTGGCTAATAACTTTAAGAAGGCAACTCCAGCAGTTGCAGCACCGAAGAAAGAAGAAGTACAGAAAGATGATGGTGAGCAGAAAGAACCAGCATCGACTGAGCCAGATTTATTAGAAGATGATAGCGACGACGATGTCCCGTTCTAATCTAGCCTAACCAAGGCGGCAAAACATCGCCGCCTATCTCATTTGGTGTCACATGAAAAACAAACTAGATAGCATTTGGGTAGAAATGCAAGACGACCCAGAATATGAATTAAATTTAAATGTGTGTGATCGTGAATTATGGTTACGTGCTAACAAATATAAATCACCAGTTAATCGCTACACCGCTCAAGAAGTCCGTGCTAAATTCCGTAAAACACTTGAAATACAGCAATTTGAAATTAATTTAAGAATGATTGGTTTTGATAAGCTTCCAAATGGAAACCAATCAAAAGATGATATTGAATACGTATGCTTGTTTGATTTGTACTTTAATAAACCAGAACCAAACCAAAGTAAGCTATTAAATTACATGTGCGGAATGGCTGGCGTTAATAATGGTCTGTACTATGGATGCAATGCAGTTACAGAAGAAGTAAAGATTGTCACAATTAAATTTAATGAAAGCGAATTCAATGCTAAACGCTCCATTATTGAATCGGAAACAATGCCTAGTTGTGATTGCTGCCCTAGTCCTACATCAATCAAGCCACATTGCCACAATTGCACGTCATATAATAACGGTTGTGATATTGGCTCAGGTAAAGAAGTTTGCCAATCGCATAGTTTTTATCCCGAAGTCATTACGTCTGTCTTTATGTGGGAAGTAGAAGAAATGCACATGGATGATAGGGCAGTGTCATACATAAAAACAAACGGCGAATCCATCAGAAATGGCAAAGGCGGAATGGCCAGCGCACAACTATTCGAGTGACTAAATGTTAATTCCTCGCCCATATCAACAAGATGCCTACGATGCAGCACTCAAGCATATACGCACCTCTAAAGATCCGTCGATTGTCCACGCAAGCACCGCAGCCGGTAAAAGTATCATCGTCGCCATGCTTGCGCAAACGGTAAAGCAGGCCAACAAGCGCACGCTTATTCTTGTGCCAAATGGCGATCTTGCAGCGCAGAATGCAGACAAGTTTCGTGAAATTGGAGAGAAGCCATCGATTTACAGCGCGTCATTGGGGCATAAATGCGTAGAAAATCACGCTGTATTTGCCACGCCGATGAGCGTATTAAATAATCTTGATGATTTTGGCGAAGAATATGCGCTGATTATTGCGGATGAATGCCAGATGATCTCTGAAAATCTTGAATCATCAAGTCAAAAACTTCTTACACACTTTAGATCAATCAATAAAAACATTCGCATTTTAGGGCTTACCGCGACACCTGTTCGATTCAAAACTAAGCTTGTGTCTGCTGGATCTACCTTTAAAAGCGTTTGCTATTCAATCACCAGCGAACAGCTAGCGTCACAAGGCTGGACTGTTCCTTATAGTATTGGCGTATCAGATTCAACATACAGTTTGCTGGCACTAAAAACTGATTCTAAGGGTAAGTTTAAGCAATCAGAAGTGGATGCACTAACGCTAGACAATGAGCGCCTTACGCGCCAGATTGTAGCTGATCTGGTAGGGATTGTTGAATTGCAAAATCGTAAGTGTTGCATCATATTTGCATCGTCTATCAAGCATGCCGAAGAGATACAGTCATACCTACCAGAATCAGATTCTTCAATCCTGATTACTGGCAATACAAGCAAGAAAGAACGGTCCAGATTGCTACAAGAAGCAAGGGATGGTAAACATCGGTACATCATTAACTTCGGAACACTCACCACCGGTACAGATATCCCTATCATTGATTGCGTGGCGCTGTTACGTGCTTCTGAGTCGGTAGGGTTGGTAATCCAGATGCTAGGACGTGGTTGTCGTTTGTACGCGCCTAGCTGGGTAAAGTCATACGGCCAAACTAATCGACTAGCTGATTTTTATGATGGAAAGATGGATTGTCTTGTTTTAGATTTTGGTGAAAACTTAGAGCGCTTTGCTTTATCGGATGATCTAGTAATTTCTGGCCTACTCGATTTAAAAGAGCGCAAAGATAAGCAAGGTGATGTACAATTATGTCCAGAGTGTAACGCAGAGAATTCTCTCATGGCCCAGCGTTGCCACGGCGTAGTAAATGACGGTACGCGGTGCGAATATAGATTCCTGTCTAAAACGTGCGATGCGTGTGAATCAATCAACAGCCTATCAGCGCGTCACTGCAAAGATTGCGGCGCGGAATTAATCGACCCTAACGATAAGTTAGAACGCAAAGCTGCCATTGATACCACAACACCGCGCGAGCTTCCTGTAGTGGCAATGCGTCTACGCAAACATGAGAAACAAGGCCGGTTTACACTTCGCATTGACTGGACGATGGACGAAGGAGAAAGCATTCTACCAGTGGCGCAGTTCTTATCTGAAAATCGTATTTTATACTTTTTGAAGAAGTGCCAAGCACAGCATTTAATGACGTGCTCGATTGATGAAATAGTAGATAGGCAGCATGAGTTGGTTAGATTGCCTGAAGTTGTGGTAAGAAGGCCAAAGGGTAGTAAATATTTTAACGTGACATATTAAGGAGAAGTACAAATGAAAGTATCAACAGTAGAAAAAAATAGCGTGATCGAAGTCATTGATCAACACGGTGAATTGATAAAAATTGACAAGGAGGAGATTAAGTCATATTTCACCGAAGAAGGGAAGATTGATCCTATCCTTGATGCGATCGCTTTTGTGGCACGTTCATATGTTCCTAATATTTCAACCGCTCAAGGTAGAAAAGAGCTAACAGAATGGGCGGATAAAACACTTGAACACAACAAGATTTTAAAAGTACACCGCAAAGAAATTGCAGATGAAATTAAAAAGCTTCCTGCAATCGTCGATGCTACAGGTCGTAAGTGTATTAAGTTTTTAACTGAATTGCATACAGAAATTATGCTGCCAGTTACCGAATGGCAGTACGAAGAAGATCTGAAAGAATCTGAACGACTAGCAGAGAAAGAGCGATTAGAAATGATTGAGCGCGTCAAGGTTGACCACGTTCAAGCATTGATTGATAACGATCAATTCGATATTGAGAAAGAGCAAAACAGAATTGCAGAAGAATTATTGCAGGCAGAGCGAGATCAGCGCATAGCTGATGATGCTATTGAGCAGGAGCGTTTACGTGTTGCAGAAATTGCTAAGCGTTTACAAGCTCAATTAGATGCTGATAAGAAGAAAGAAGACGATAGAAAGGCAAATATAGAGCATAGAAAGACGGTAAACAATGCCGCGCTTAATTCCTTAGTCGAGCATTGCGGAATAACAGAAGAACAGGCTAAAAAAGTGGTGATTACTATTGCTAGCGGTTCAATTTCTAACGTGCATATCGAGTATTAATTTTATGGATAAAATAACCTACAAAGACGTAAAATTCCATGTATATGGAGACTATACGCCTAAAAATGGCTCTGATTGTGCAGAGTACGACGTGGCGGCCATCTATGTCCACGACAGCACAACTGACATCGCCCACCTAATCGACTGCAAAGAATTTCAAGACGCACTAATCAAGCAGATTGAAGACCATGCAGAAGAGATGAATAATCAACTAGGAATGGAATAAAAAAACCCCTCGTAAAGAGGGGTTTTGTTTTTAAAGGTTATATGAAATAGAACTTAAATCAAGTTGATTAGAAGTCCACCCAGCCTCCAATTGAATAACGCCTGTTGTAAATATCTTTACCAATACCGAATAAGGTGCGACTAGTGACACGCAAACTTTCCGCTGATCGATAGAAGGTCGCAATTCAACTGGTAGCGTGCAAATAGTTTGAGCATTGGCAGTGGGCTGAACCAGACCAGCTAAATAAACAATATTCCCGTCCGTTCTAGCGCCCACAAGCGTAGAAGTAGTTACTGGCGCTGTAATTGAGATTGGAGTCAAAACTAGTTTTGATTTTGTCTCAATAGTTAAATCTGCAACCTCGAACGAAGGTCTTACCAATAGCTCTACACCCATTGAGGAATAATGATTTATACCATTCCCACCATAAGGACCACGCCGCGCCGCGGTGTTATCCGGCTTACCAAACACATTTTCGTCGGTTAGTGATTTTTTATATCTTCCCTCTGCAGGGTAACCCTCAGAGAAGTAAAAAGATGTAAAAGGGCCATTCGACAAATCGGCTTGCCAGCCCAAGACAGGCAAATAACTGCCACCTTGTCTAACTATTTTAAGTACTGCAACTGTCATCCTATCAACTACAAGTAGTACAGTATTATCAACAACACCTAACCCAAACTCAAAGTTACCATTAGGCACGGCGACTGTCGTTGTAATGGTTACAGTTGCCCCATCGTCACTAAATCCGAGTATCTTGAAGTAGCCTGCCTCGTTGACAACAAACACATTGTCCTCAGCGTCAACCCCTGTTTTGCATGATAGTACTTTTCCAACGGGCCAATTTATGCGATTTATTGTTGCCAGAATGCCCCAATCTATAACTGGATTTATACCTGCAAACTTGCTAGCAGTAATTAGATTTCCTGCATACAAAGGGCTTTTTGTATTGTCATACCCATCACGCATAGCAACATGAGCGCGATTAATGTCAATCAAGCCATATCCGTGCATTTTAGCGTACCCACGGACATATCCAGCTGCTTGATCGCGCCCCTCTTGAAATACTGGAGCAACATATCCAAAGCCGTCGAGATACGATGTTGATAGCGCAGGTACTGGATTAGTAATAAAAATAATATTTGGAACTTTAGGCCAGCTAGTAATCTTATTTACAACTGCATTTACTGCACCAGCATTAAATCCGTTAGCATCATTCATACCAAAAGCTAAGAAAATAATATCAGGTGCATCATTTTTTACTATATCAAGCCAATCTAGTGCCGTATTGTAATACCAAGCATAGGGAAAGGCAGTTGGTTTAGTGTTAGCCTGCATCCAAGTCTGACCGCCAATTGCTCTGTTCAAAAATTTGAATGTTTTGCTTGGATTCTTTCTAAGCATTTCAGAGCATAGCACCGACCACATGTCCGAATTTGTCGTAAATCCATCTGGTCCGCTTGTACTGATCGAATCACCCATTAAAACTACGGTAGGGTTTTGAATATTGCGCGCTTTCCATAAATGATCCTGAGGGAAAATATCATTTTGCGGAATAAATGGGGGCAATCCATCGTTTTGAACCAATTTCCTATATAAACCAACTGGTTGAACTCCTGAGAATGTAATCTCTGATCTTTGTCTTGATTCAACAGAAGAATCAAAATTACATAGCTTAGAAAAATGAATTGTTCTTACGTCGTTCGCTAAGCAAACTGGGATTGCAATATCAAGCCTTGAAGAATTAGCGGCTGCTGTGTTTGTTGGTGAAATTCCCAATCTCTCTGCGTTCACTGTTTCAGTAATTACTTCGGACTCCCATAGTCCTACAGACAAAGAAGCTGCTTTAAATGTAGTTATTCCATTGTCAGAGGTAACTCCTGAAGAATTCCATCTAGCAGTAAAAATTCCTCCGTCGCCTGCTGTTGTATAGCTAGATACTTGAACTAATTGCCCATTAAACAACGGCACTAAAGCACGTAAAGCAGGCACATTAGCAACATAAAACAAACCTTTTACATATGACTCATCGGCGCCACTATGGAATACCCAATCAGAAGGAACAAATGTCGATGTAGTCGTAAAATTAACCCGCGCAGCGGAGTAATATTTCCCAAGATATAGGACTGTCTGTGATAGCCGAAGCATAGTAAGCCCAGCAGCAAACTGCACGGGTACTTCGAAATTACTGGCGGCTAAGTGTGCCTGAAAAATATCTTGACGGCCTTTTTCTGTAATTACATTGCTTCCAACTCTGTTAATTATTGAAGAATAATCAGAATTGATTATAGTGTCTAAGTCGCTGGCATTACGCACTAAAACGTCAGCGGCGCTTGAGCCAATAGGATCATTCAAAGGCATTGTCTTTCCTTAATCGTGCGCGTATGCGCGTTTATCATATTTTCTAAGCTGTAGGCCAATTGTACCATCTTGCTTAGGTGTTTTATTAATTACTGTATAAAGTCCCGCCTCTACTATTTCTTGATCTGTTAGTCCGACACCAAATACATAGCGGCTACTTAATCCTTGGTCGCCTGACTTTAAGTATACAGCGCTAGGAACGGAATCTACAATAAAACCACTTACACCATCTGTACGAGGCACGCACCTAACAAATGCAGAGCTACTACCATCTACGCCAGTAAAAGCCGTGCGCCCTGCTTGTTGTCCTTTGAATAGGCATTCTTCGCTTGTCTCTACTAAGTTACCAATAATGGAAATAATCTCACCTGCTTGCAATCCATCATCGCCATAAAAGTCACTAGGATCAATCCAGCGAACAAGGTCGCCACGTCCTAGCATATTTGCATCAGATAACGCTTCATCAGTTACACCATCGCGAGAATAGATTAAATGCCCAGCCTCTAAATAAGCTCGATTCATGGCCTGTACTTTATCCCTACACCCTGCTAGCTTAATCTTTGATGGATTGCCAGCTACTCCTTCAACAATTGATCCATCACTATTGATGTGTAGTTTAATTAATGCTTTTTTGTTTAAAGCAACATCAACATATTCAAGTTCAATACCATCAAATGAATTTGGCATTACCCTATCCATAGTGATATTTGACTCCCCACTAGCAGATAGGTTGCGGTAGTCGAGCTGCATCACCGGATAATTACCGCGCAATTCATCACGTACAAAAGACCATTTATAGCCATCACGAAACACAGAGCACCGGCCAGCATTTGCCATTGTAGCGATGCGTTCGCCGTAAGATACGTCTTTATCATCAAACGTAAAATCAAAGTTTAATAGCGTGGTGTTGCTTGGCAATGAATTGTTAATGCGCTGCATTGTGGCCGTGTCTAGTTGTGCAATGTCACGCCTAGCAACAGCAGTATGCTGATGCAGTATTGATCTGAATAGGTTACGGCTTGCGCTGCATTCAATCGTATTAAAATCACGAACCCAGCGCGTAAACTCGCAATTAAATTTACGCTCTGTACCGCTAGTAGCCGATTCAGTGGCCTGTGTAGTTACGCGAATAATGGTAGATGATGGGAAAACTTTACTTGCGTAATCACGCACGCCATTAATAGATTCAATTTGTAACTTATCATAATCGTTTGATGATCCTGAGAAGTTAGTGCGAGTCATGTTTGTTTTATAACGAGCAAGACCAAAGGCGGGCGAAACATAAATAGTTTTAAATTGCTGATCCAGTGTATTACCAGAAAAAGCGCCTTGATACTGCCCTCGACTACCGGCTATCTCTGCATTGTTTGTATCGACAGCCCAATAGTCAATATTGAATGTAACCGTAGCAGCAGCATCGTTATTCCACTTTAACCCCCTAAGCATTGCAAAATTGTATTGCAGCACCGACACAGAGATAGGCAAGGTAAAGGTGGTAGTTGGCACTTTATTTCCATTATTTCTACGCATAGAAATAGATAGCGTAGTGTCAATTGGTGTATGTGATGGAATAACTCCGCTAAAAACAACTGTTGTTATCCCGCCAGATACTGTGTTTGATGATAAATTGCAATTAGCATTAAATGCATCTGATAATGTCGAACTGCCTGAGGTGTAATTGTAAGTAAATACTAGACGCACTCCTCCAGTAACGCCTAATACTTGATCTAAACTCGTATAGTCTCCACTAGAAAATACCATTGTTAAATTATTGACAGAAAATGTGCAGCTACCGATACCAGTCAGTGCCTCAGCAGTAGATAATGGCGGTAACTTCTGCCCATTTACATCAGGCGTAGAAAATGATTCACGAATATTTGTAACCGTGGTTGTTCCGTCTTCTGGATACTGTCCTGCGCTCCACGTTGGCTTAAAAATAGAGTACGTCGCATTAGTAATATCAGTAAATGGCGTAGACGCAGATCGAACAACTGCAACATCACCAGTACCACGACTGACAAACATCCATTCGGTAATAAACTTTACATTGTTGATGTATTCATAAAATGACTGTTGAATCAAGTCTGGATAGCTAACAACACGTCCGTAAATGTCTGGCATAGCCTGATAAAGACGATACTGGTTTGTAGCGCCGGTAAATTTATTATTAGGAGAATCTTTTCCTTGACCAACATTATTTGGAATGTCAGGCTTTGGGTTTAGTGCAACAACAACAATGGCAGCAACAACAGCGATTGCAGCATAAACTAACACCTCAACAATACCTTCTTGGCGACGGGCTAATCTAACCACATCAAAGACAGAGGCCAATCTATCCATCTCTTCGCACTCAGCAGGATTATCAATAATCCTGCCGTTCAACCATAGCGTATAATCCGCGCCACTATCAACGTGCAGAGCAATATTTTCTTGAATAGTCAGCGAATGATCAAGCGCATAAATATCGCCAATCATCGCGGCTTGAGGATCTTTATAGACTGTAAGCATAGAATTTCATTTTCCCGAATAATCTTTCTAATGACGCAATTTTATCTATTTTAACAGATCCATAGCCTTTATCGTTACCGCCTGAGTGGATTACATGCCATTCATCAATCACAATCCCGCAGTGACTCGGTATTCCACCTTTAAAGCTCATGAATGCAAGGCCCGCCTGAGCGGGTAGAGACTCATGCCAATTTGATGATTCTTCCTCAAATCCACCTTCGCTTATGTCACGAATAGGCATCACTCCTAGATCAATACCCATGACGTGCTTGTAATACAGCATGACAAGGCCGTAACAATCCATTGACTCGAATGAATGTGCGTGTTTAACCCAAGGAATACCAATCGATTTTTGAATAAATTCTTCTTGCGTCATGTCAATTCAAGACCTGTAAAGTCCTCGATTGTGAAAATAGAGGAGATATCAAGCCGCATAGGATTGTCGTCTGATGCCTTAATGGTTACCGACTCTTTGCTGAACACAATTCCGCCTTTATCAGAAACCCAAAGATCAATACTGAAAGCAATATCATCAATAGATGATCCTATCCAATGGGTATATGTGGCCTTGATGGGAATGAATTTACCCGCAGTAGAAACCTTATTTAATGCCTGTTTTAACTCCCTCCCTACTACGTAACGCGAGAATGACACAGAGAACGAGCTAACCGGATCTTTGCTTATATCCGGCGGGTTAATTTTCATGCTGCAAGGGGTGTAATCGTTACCACCCAAATTTACCGTGTTAAATTGATGGTCTACTAAGCGGTAATATCCAAAATCAGGGTGATAGAAAGCCACCGTGAAATATTCAGGTCTATTTATCTTTGTTGTCCAGAACTCTTTCTTGTTCATGATGTAAGCGCCTGAATTTCAGAAGCAGATAGTTTTCTTGTGTAGTAACGCC